CTACTCTAATTCTCTTAGCACGTCAACTACTTTTTCTGTCGTCACAGCTTCGTGGGGTCTAACTTCCTCACCTGGCAAAACGTAATCAAATATCAATCTGTTTTTGCGCACGATCATTACCTCTTCGCTCGAAATATATCCACGGTCAATTGCTTGCTTAAATTCATCGTATGTTAGCATAACTTTCCCTCCTGTAATATTATTCGTAAAAAATAATTTTAAAAAACTACAAAAATTTTTGCATAATCTATTGACATTGTACAAAAACTTCTGTATAATATAGTCATAAAGATAAATGATCGAGGTAAACAAAAATGAAATACAACAAATCAGAAATCATGAAAAACGCTTGGACAATGTTTAACGACGACAACTTTGATACTTCTTACTACGAGTATGCTACTGCTGAAGTTTACGGACAAAAAACATTTTCAGAATGTTTGAAAGAATCTTGGGGCAGAGAAAAAGCGTATCAAGAAGAAAAAGAAAAAAGATTAGTTGACGCTCCAAAATCTGAAGAAGCAAAGGCTTGGGACTGGGCTTGTCGTAAATTAAATGTTAACGAATTGCAAAATATTGACGCAACAGACAAAGTATTTTATGTTGAAGGAATGGCTAAAGAAATGTGGTCATCAAATGTTTGGGCACAAGCTATCAAAGCTGTTAAATTACACATTGAATTATTTGTAGCTTAATAAGAAGGAGAAACGAAAATGAAACCATCACTAAAAATCAAATGGCTGTTAACAGCTACTGGACTCACTACTTACAAAATCGGTAAGGAAATTAACGAAAGCACACAATTTTTAGATCGATACAAAAACGATCCTGAAAAAATTGGAGGCATGAGACTTGAAAAAGCAGAAAAACTACTAGACTATATAAGTGATTTAAGACAGGAAGAAGTAATCAAAAACAACTGGAATAATCAACAAATATTGGTTCAAAATAGCACAGAGAAAGAAGTCGTTGAATACTTTAACAGTTATCCATTTGCTGTTAAGTTAAATTGGATTAAACCTCACAAAGAAATGTTTATTGTAAATTTTGATACTATCAGCAACAAAACATTTAAAAAATATCCTTATAGCTTAGAAAACTTATACTTTTTGAGAGATAAAAACAGAGATGTAATGACACAGTTTGCCGATTTTTTGATGGCTTGCGGTAGAAAATCGTACTTTGGCGGTTCTCGTGTTTTGTACGAAGCCGAAGGGAAAAAATATCAAATTATCTTTAGTATAAAGAGGCCGTCTGAACTTGGACCAGCCATGAGATTAATAAACGTTATAGAGACAGACACCTACAGAGATGACCTTGTGCCAAAAATGACCGAAGAAGAGTCTATTTTAAAGTCAGAAGATTTAGATTTGAATGCTAAAGAAACCGACATAAAAGATAGCGAACTGTTTGAAATATTATCAATTATTGACAATCGGTAAAAAATTGCATTATTAGGGGAAAAACTACGTCACATGACAACAAAAAACGACTTAACGAAAAAGCGTTTCGGACGTCTTACTGTTTTAAGCGATACCGGAAAACGTTCAAAAAACGGCAAGGTTTTGTGGCGTTGTATGTGTGATTGCGGGGCTGTTAGCTTTGTCAGAAGCGATCATTTATCTTCTGGCAAGGTTTTCTCTTGTGGTTGCTTAAACAACGAAATGAAGCGTGAACGCTACAAAGATTTAACTGGATACGAAAATGAAAACTTTAAAGTAATTGCTCGAAAAGAAAGCAAAAATCAACGAGTTGTTTGGATTTGTGAGTGTAAGCATTGCAGCAACAATACAATATTAAATTCAAGCGAAATTGAAAAGACGAAATCGTGTGGATGTTTAAAAATTGGAGCAACGAAAGAATACATGGATTCCATTCGTAATCCAGAAACTCTCAAATCGACAAAACCGACAGCTAAAAGCACGACTGGTGTCAGAGGTGTTTACTATAATAAACGCAGAAAAAATTATCAAGCGTTTATAAATGTTAATAAAAAAACAAAATTTTTAGGAGCTTTTAAATCCTTGAGCGAAGCAGAAAAGGTTAGAAGACAAGCAGAGAAAGAATATTGGGGAAAATAACACAAAAAAACCGCTCAGAAATTAATCTGAGCGGTTTTGTCTTATCTCGGAGCTTTACTCCTTTTTTATTTTACATTTTTGTTGCGTCTACTAAATAATCGTCCTCAACCCACTGATCGGATTGGGGTGCGTTAATTCGTGACCACCCATTGATTTTTTCGTACACTCTTACACGAGTTCCTGCTTTTAAGAGCTCTTTATCTGTGCTCGAGGCATCAGGTTTAGATTCCACATAGTAATCTTCTTTGATGGCCGCTTCGTAGTAAGGAATATTAGCATTATCTAGTCGAGTATTTGTTGCTAACTCTTGTCCAAAAGTCATCTTAGGCTCACTAGGTTTATCCTCGGATGTCTGTGGTATTGTTGCTTTGCTGTTATCATCGGCAAGCAGTACAATGTTGCGGTCTAATCCTCCAGGTAAACCTGTCGACGTGAATTGCCACCAGCGGACTCCCTCTATGCTTGGGAAATACTCAAACAATGGCTCTGTTCGTACCTCGTAATCTGGATACCCTGCAATCCATATGCTGTTAGGATACTTAGCAATAACTTGCTGATAATCTATGTTTGCTAGCGTGAATGGCTTATAGCTGTAGTAAATCGGCTTATAGCCAGCGCTTGCTAGTTTATCCATAAAAGAGATTACAGCATTAGTGTTGGATTGTCGGTCTGGCCCTGCCGAGTCCTCATAGTCTAGCACTAGATAAGATACTTTTTTTGTAGGCAAGTTGGACAAGAATAAATCAGCTTCACGTTTCGCCAGGTTACTATCACCGCCAAAACGGGCAAAGTGATAATAACCAACGGGATCGCTTGTATCTGCTTGTTGTTGATGTCTGTCTGAAAGCCAAGCGATTGACTCGGAAACTTTGATAATGGTTTTGGTCGTGCCAGATTTTCGACAAATATCACTAACATCAGCAGGCTGATAAGCTGACACATCAATAAAGTGGTCTCCTTTGTTTAAATCTGTGTTACCAGTTATAACAACTGAATTGTTGGTATACTGTTTAGGTCTAAAGACTGTGTCATATGTTGCTGAATAAGGCAATTTAACGAGGTTGTAAGCACCTCCGTCTCCCCCTTGATTTTGACCCAAGAACCATCCAAAAGTACCGTCTATATCACTATCAAAGATAGCAACATGGCTATCTGGAGTCCAATTCGAATCAACAAAAAAGATAACGACATCGCCTGGTTCCATGACGTTGACTTCGTCAAAGTAATTCAATATGCCATTTGCATGACGTTGTTCCCACAAATCTCTAGCGTAACCAGTATTGGTGCAGTTCGCGTAAGGAACTCCAAGAAATATGCAGTAGTCAGCATATCCATCCCAACACTGAGCTCCGAAAAAATGGTCAATGTCATAGGCATTGCCTAGTGATCTATTCTTATACTCCTGGTATGTAGACATTACCTATCCTCCTTTTTTTAAAAACGGATAAAAGATAAGAGCAATCACGGATAACGGTAAGTACAGTATTGCGATTGCTATGACTAACGCTACTCGTGTGATTACTCGCATAATCTACTCCTCTGTCTTGATTTGCGATACGTTCATCAGAATACATGTAATTCCTGATAATAGCACTGCTGATAACATTGTTGGCCAGTTAATATCAGTAATCAGAACACTCGAACCAATAAGACCGACAGCGGTTTGTGCCATTGTCTTGATTGTTTTGATTGCTACTGTTTTAAACCATTTGTTCATGTTATTTCTCCTTGTTTTCTTTAGTCTCTAATACAGTTAGTCGAATATCGTGAGCATCGAGTCTTCCTTCGTGCTCATCAATGTTTCTTCGCATCTCAGCACGTTCTTTAGTGGCTGTGTTGAGGTTATAATTCAAGTCTTTGATAGCTTCAGTAAGAGGATTTACTGTTTCAGTTAATAGTTTATTATTCTCTGCTTGTAGTCTTTCAGCGAGTCTGCTGTCCGGTTCAATAACAAGCTTTTTGTGAATCCAAATCATAGCACCACCAATGAGTGCAAGGGCACTAACAGCCCCTGCTAACTCTTTGATTTGAGTTAAGATTTCGTACATCTAACCACCTCGCTATTCTTGTTTAGTCAAGTCAGCATATTTAATAATAATAACTTCACCTTCTGATTCTAGCTCACCGATAGTCTGCTTGTCGTAAGTAAAGTCATTGTTAACATAAACAAAGACAAGATTGCCTTCACCAACTAGATCTTCGTGCGACTCGTCTATCATAGTGAAGACGTCGTGAGCTTTATACTTACCTTTTTTCACAGGTTCGATAAGTTCTAATAATCCTTTATAAATATCAGGCTCAATTTTACCGCCACTTGTTAGCAAGTGAAGCGTTTGTAGATTTGCCATTTTTTGTGTACGTTCTGCTGAAACTTTCGCTAATCCTGCAGCAGCTTGAGCTGTCTTAGCATTTTTAGCAGTTTCTTGTGATAGTTTTTCTAACTCGTCAACTTTTTGCACTGCTTCGCCCATAGCAATTTCAACGTATTCAGATTTTTTAAACTCTTCTAAAACTGCTTTGATAACCTCAGGGTCGCTTAAGCCTGTTAAATCACGTTTAATTAATTGTGGGATAGAAGCGCCGTCATCTGAACCAATGATGACATGTGTCGCCTCGACCTTTCCTTCTCCATCGTATTTTGGGTAATTTCCGTTAACTTTCCAATTTCTCATAATCATTCTCCTTTTTTGCTTTGCTCAAATTGCTCTAAAATGTTGTCGATAACAACGATTTCTGAGGATGTAAATTCATCTTCACACTCGTCTAAAAAGTTTAAAAAGTCAATAAATCGTTTGGAGTACTCACCCCCTTTAATCACAATTTCTTCATCAGCTAGCTCGTTGAGAAGTTCGTTGAGTTCATCTAGTTTTTGTGGGTCTTTCAACTTGATATTTTTATTTTTATCAAGTTTGTATTTGTTGTCTTCAGTTTTATCTGCATACTCGTCTAAGATGTCAGTTTCATCTTTGGCGTACTCGTTAATCTTTTCACCGACTTTGGAGAGCAACTTTGCACGACCTCTATTCGCTTTCATATTTGTGACTTTTGTTTTATCAAGGACGTCATAAAGCGTGTTAAGTTCTTTGTTTTTAAGTGTTAGTTCCATTTTTTCTCCTATAAAAAATATTCGTTTGGTTTGATGTCTTGTTTAGCCTCTAGGTTATAAATGTCACCGATAGCACCCCAGCCGTGGTCTCTAAATTTATTGCTAATAACTTGCAGAATTCGGCCTAGATTCCAGTTGCCCATCCAACCTGTGTTCTGCCAGTACAATGTGCCAGCCACGTGAGTTTTTGTTGTATGTCTAAAAATAACTCTATCGCCGATGACTTCTACACCATCAACATCAGAGTATGCAGCAACACGCCTAATGCGCAATCCAGCATATCCACCATCATCGTTCCAGTCAACAGCACCACTTTTAACTTGCTCGATTGTCTTTCCAGACACTACTCCTAGCGTGACTTGAACGCCACCTTCATAGCCATCTTTAAACATCAAAGCACCAATATTATTGCTATTTCCGTATCGTCTGCTATTAGTCATTTTTTGTCGATACAAGATGTTAGATGTGCTGTTAAATGCTATTTCAGCATTGGTATTAAAACCTATTTTCGAGTTGTTTAAATCAATAAGCATCGCACCGTTTCGAGCCCTAATGACTTTGCCCTCTAGTAAACTAGTAATCGTGTGCTCGATTTTAGCTTTGATGAAGCTAGCGTCTAAACCTACGATGCTACTTGCATTGAGATTAATAACTCTTATTTTCGCTGCATCAATCGTGCCTGCGATGATTTGGTCAGCTCTAATTTTGATAGCTTCTGCTATTTTTGTAGTGAACGTGCCATTAACGGTTGTATTCCCGTCAAGAGCTATGCGCTCTCCAGCTAGGCGAACGCCATATCCGTTGAGGTTTATTGCAGACACAATCTCGCTTGCGGACATTTTTGTTTTAGGCAACTTGTCTTTAATTGCAAGCATGATGCTGTCGCCAGACAATCGCAAAAGTGATTCTAGCTTTTCTTGACTGACACTGGCTTGTATCAGGCCTTTTAATTGCGTGTAGTTTGATTGAATGGTCTCATTTTGATTTGAAATTTTTCGCTCGAATCCTGAAACAGTCTCTCGTAAACTGTTGTAATTGCCAGTCGCATCTTGTAACTTTCTTTGATAGCTATCAATATCTTGTTGAATGCGGCTGATTGCACCTTCTCGATTTTTTATTTCTTGCGAGATTTGGTTAGCAGTTGCTTGTTGCGTTGATTGTAACCCACTAATTTTAGATTCTAACTCTGTGCGTATGCCCTGATTAGAACGTGTGAACTCTGCTCGTAAGCCATCAAGTTTGTTTTCGTAGGCTTCGGTTGTCCCATCGGAAGTCGTGGTGATTTTTGCGGATAATTTGCGCAATTCATCATCATACTTTTGCGACAAACCTCTCGCAGATGATGCAATTTCTGCTTGTAGACCTAACTTTTCGTCTCGGATTGTCGCTTTGAGACCTTCGATACCTGTTTGGAAAGAAGCTGACAATTGTCTGTCGGCGTCTTTGTAATCTTGCCTCAAACCTGCAACGCTAGCCTGAATGACTGCCGTCTTTTCGTTGGCTTGATTTAGCGACAAGCGTAGACCATTCACTGTCACGCCTATCTCTGCTGTTTTTTGCTCTAGTAAGCTTTCAAGTTTAACCTGTTGACCTTGGACAGTTTTAGTAAACTCTGATTTGAGTCCACGCTCTGTGTCCGAAATGGTCTCTTTAATGCCTCTGGCTGTTTCCAGAATTTCATTCTTGATAGTCGTATCAAAATACGTTCTCAACATGCCTCGATTATTAATCTTGATTTTAGACCACAGATTTGAGTTTTCAGTGTCAGTCATTTCAAGATTAATTTCTTTGATACTGTTGAGTGCTTCTTCTAAGCCTTTGAAAATACCTGTTGATTCGCCACTTCCTTCGATGACAAAAGGTGCAACGTATTCTGTCGCTTTATCGCCTTTTTCAATCATAATTTGATTGAACTTTGCATTTCCGAGGCAGTCGCTGGCAAGTCTGACAGAATTAGTATTCTGTCGTGGTGTGAAGGTGTAGAAAAATCGACCATCTGGCAAAATCGTTACATTCTCTTCGTTTATGGTTGTTGTTGGGTCTCTACTCATATATCCTCCTTAAAAAGCAAAAGTTATTGTGTTGGATTCATAGTTTATAAACTCATTGACATTGCTAAGTTGCGTTATCGTGATTAAGTAGTATGTGTTAGCTTTTGTAAAGTCGACTTTTGCACCATCCGCAAGCTTCACGTTGTTTATATAAACGGCTTTGATGTCGCCAGCACCAACCAAAGTCCTATCAACGTCAGCGACAAGGGCATATACATACATCGAGTTTGTGCTTTCTCTGATGTCTAAGCTTCCAGCTGCCCGAATGGTCTTTTTAATGAACGACGTGACAACTTTCTTGTAAATCAATGAACCGTCATACCAAACTGACGCTATTTCTTCCCCGTTTACATAAACAGCGTTAAAGTTACTTTGGGGCAAAGATTGCTTTTTATATGTTCTGGCGTCCTGATAAGCTTTTTGCTTAGTTGTCGTAAACTCTTTTAATCCATCGACTGTAAAAAGATAAGCCTTGAAAGGTTCTTCACTAAAATAGTCTGTTAGGCTACTTTCTGGCAAGTAAATTTTTCCAACTTCAAAGTTATCTGAGTAGATGTAATAGTTTAAATTGCCATTTTCAAGCAACAAGTTAGCGCCAGCGACAGAAGGTGCATCTTTGAAAACTACCATTTTAAGACCTCTCAAATACAATCAAACCTCGAGTGTTTCTCGGTACCTGTCCTTTGTCGACAACTTGTATAGATAAGAATTGGCCAGTTGATTGATCTTGTACTTTTCCGATATTTTGCAACAATGGACCTAATGTTGCGATTTGAGCATAAGAATTAAGCTCGGAACGTCTCACGACGTCGCTTGGCACACTGCTGTTTTGAAGCGCTCTCTCTAACCCAAGAATGTCCGACATGCTGTGAAAATGGGAGAAGTTAGCTTTTTGGTCAAGAGCGTTCTGTAGACCGTTAACATCTGCGATGTTGTGCTTATGTCCTTTTTTCGTGTAATCTTTCTCTGCTTGTTCTTTTGTGAGAACTTTGACTTCTCCAGGAGTCGTCAATAACTTACCTGTAGAGGTAGCTGTCACATAATTAGAACCTTTTGCAGTAACTTGAACCTCGAGATAATTATCGACTCGTGTAGTTGTGTTACGTATAGTAATCAACACTTTATCTCTGACAGAGACATCTTTCGTCGGTTCGTTCACATACCAGCTTGCAGAATAATTTCTATTTGCATAGCTTTTAATTGTTCCATCAGAGTAGTTGTACTCTGTACTAAAAACTTTTTGTGAAAGCCCTAGAAATTCATTAATTGCATCAACATCAACACTATTTTTTGATGAATCACCAAATTTTCCTAGCTCCGTTTTTAAAACAAATTTTTTGTCAGCTTCTGTCGTGGTTAAATAATCCTGCTTGATTTTTTCAACTTCGGATTTTTCAGCAAGATTAGCAATTTGACTAACTTTAGCGTATAGACTATCTGCTTGCTCTTGCGTTAGATATTCCGCCTTAGGGCCACCCTGGCCACCTCCGACAACTTTCCAAGAAGAGCTTTGCTTATCGTAAAATTTTAAAATAGGCATATCATCCCTCCTCTTCTAAATCGACAAAATAAATCAAATTGACGATGTTTCTTGGTGTTGTGATACGGCTAGCGTGTATGTCACGACTATTTGGTTCCATCCAAACGTTACCGTTACCAACTTGAACCTCAACAACCCCTTTGGGAGTTGGTGCGCCTTCAGGGATTGTGGCAATTGCTCTCCAGTCTCCGCTTGTGGTTTGGAAATCTAAGTGAATAACAGCGATATTGCCTGACACGTACATCCTGCGATAATCTAACTTGCTATTGTCGTTTGCAGTTATCTGCGTTTGATTAGTAAAATCAACCGCATAAATTTTTGTCTCAAAAAGTTTTTTGATTTTTTCGGCAACATTTATATTTTTCATAAGTTGCGATAAATCAGCGCCTTTCAAGTCACCTTCGGTAACTACAGATGTGTCTATCCAGAGTTTTTCAGTGTCCTCAGGTGGTGTTTCGCCGATGTGGACGCCCTTTGGAGCAACGTTTTTTAGTTCAGATTTTGTGACGTAATCCTCTAGATTGATGCCGTTGACATCGCCTTTTTCGCCTTTAGGAACAATTATTTGAGTTCCGTCACTAAAAGATACCTGCGTTCCATCCGAGACACGTTTGTGACTTGTGATAGTAATGCTATCACCTTTAGGTCCTTTGTCACCTTTGACGCTTCCAAGATCTAACTCTGTCTCCTCTTCAATTTTTAGTTTTAAATGACCAGATTCGTCAACTCTAGCGCTTTCGACACTTTTTCCTCTAGGGCCTTGTTTCCCGTTTGGGATAGTAAAAGTTTTTCGTGACTCGTCAGATAGTGTGATAGTTAGCGTTTCGCCTTCTTTTCTAATGTCAGTGATACCTGTTCCTGTATCGCCTTTACTCCCTTTGACGTTTCCTAACTTGGTTTCTCTGTCGCCAATCCATACTGACAACTCGCCATCTTCAGACAGTTGTACTTTTGTGACGGATTCACCTTGTGGGCCTTCATAATACGGAAGGTCGTTGTAGGCTGTTTTGCCGTCTCCGACTTTCAACTTGTGGGTATCTAATTCAACGACTAACTCTCCTTCATCAACAACGGGATTCTCGCTTTTCCATTGGCTAGCCTCTTTTCTGTCAAAGAGAACCTTTATCGGTATTGTTTCTACTAAACTCATGTATTCCTCCTTCCGTCAAAAATTATTTTCGGTTTGTTTGATTGCTTTCCTACCAAGGTTGCGCCCCTGGCATCAGCAACTTCTTTATACTCCATGTTAAGAGCTATTTCCTGCGCTTCTGACGCATTTAAATCTATTTGCTTAGTTTTATACCAATCACCTGTTAAAACGCCTGAGAATGAAAATGGATAGGTCTGAATGACGTTTCTATCTTTATCTAAAGTAAATGTTTCGGGTTCCATCTTAGCTTTAGTCGCTGTTAAAACAAGATTGACACCTTTGTTGTTTTTCTGTGTCAACGTGATAGCGACTTTCTTGAGTAGCTCACAAGCCTGATTGAAGCTTATTGTGTAAGTCTCACCCTCTTTGAAGCCGCCATCGTTAGCCTCAAGTTCAATGTAGTCTTGGTCGTAGGCCTTGGTCCTGTTTGGGTCGCCAACCAGCAGATTTTTACTGTATCTTGTTTTTCCGTCTGAACCAATGATTTGTGCGTTGATTTTTGATGTTTCGCTGGTTTCACTGACAGTGTCCTTTATTTCGTCAAAAACTTGTTTGATTGCTGGAATGTCATCTATCTTGATAGCTTCTGTGATTTTTTTGATAGCATCTTCTGGAAGTGCAAGATTTTTGAGCGTTTCTCTAAACTCTTCAAGCTCTTTATCGGTGCGTTGGTTGATTTCTTCCTGCGCTTTTTTGGCTTTTTCGAGTTCTTTTATCGCTTCTTCAACAGCCGTTTTCGAAACATCTGGGTTGTAACTTCTGATAACTTCGACCCAATTCTCTCCGTCCCAAATCAAGAGTATTTTGTGACCTTCGTGATCAGGGTCGGGTTTAAACCAAGTGTCACCTATTTTTACCTTGTTTTTATCTGGCTCGTTTTCGCTATAAAAGTTAGTATTAAAACCACCTGCGCTAGGCAATTCATCCTTTAAAAATTGCCCAAGAGTGTCGAAAACGGCATCGGAAACACTATCTGTTAAATGTGACTGTAATTGAGCTTTTTTTAGGCTATCAGAAGTATTTAACCTATCGCCTAATTTAATATCTATCGCTTTATTGCTTAGTCTATCCCAAGTGATTTCGAAAACCCTAACTTCATAGTCAAGATTTCGGTCTTTTCGGACAACTCTCACAGTATCGCCAATATTTGCTTTTAAGTAAGCTGAGGTTGTTTTAAAAACAGCCCTTGGTCTTGCATGATCAACTAAATACTCATACGAACGTTGAATCAATTCCTCTGGGTCATCAGAATCAATATTAACAACCCCAATCTTAGGAACTTTTTTTCCTTTGATATTTATTCCATACTCTTCCGTAGCTTCTGATAATTCTAAGTACAACTGGCCGGCTGGTTTATCTAGTGGATTGTTTGGTTTAGTCCAAACTACATCTTTAAACGTAATCTTCCGGCTATACCCAGCTTGACCGCCTTCGTTTTCTTCAGCAGAAGACACTTCTTGGCCATTTCCTCTACCAATAATCGCCGTAATGATTTCAGACTTTTCATTTTGTTTTAAAATTTTCAAAGCGTTGTGTCCATAAACAACACGACGTCCCTCTGATACACCGATTTTCTTTTTAAAATCAATATACCTAGCGCCTATTTCATTATTGTTCATTTCGACAAAAAACTGCATTTCCAGTTGCCAGGCTGAGCAAACTTTTAACAAAGAATCAAATACAGAATCGTAATAAAAATTAGTAGATGATTTTCCTGTTTCAGCAACATATCGAGCGTGCCAATTGGTATCTTTAAGCAAATATTCGATAACTTCTCTAGCATCTCTTTTTCTAGGCCTTTTATTTTCTGCTACTACTTTTCTGAGTTCTTCAATCCCTGATTGGACACCGCTAAAAACAGTTTTGTTGCCTTCTGTTTCATCACGAGCAATAAAAAAGAGATGAAACTTCCGCTTATCCTCTTTTGTTGGTATAGCAATGTATTCAGACTGCTCTAAAACATCATCTGCCAAAGCTTTTATTTCAGCTGTCAAAATATCTGATACGTAGTTAGTATCTGTTAATGTTTGTTTTTGTGTAATCGATTCACAGGCGTTTTTCCGGATGATTTTTATTAATTTTTCGTCTCTATCAAAAAGATAAATCATAATTGTTCATCCCTCCACTCAACACGATCAACCGCTGCATTTGTAGCCGATATAGTATCGCCGTTTCTTACATAAAATTCTTCCGGCACAGACAGATGAAGGAGATTTGAAAGAGCAAGATTATTGTTATGCTTAATGACAACCTCGTCGTCTAACCATTCTATGATGATTTTATCTCCACTGCCATAATGTCCTTTAAGCTTCATGCGCTCGTCACCAGCTGTTATCTCAATTTCAGAGGCGCTATTTGTTGATAAAACAATTTTAACTGGCAACACTTTATCAGCATTTGCAAGTGTAATAAGTCCGTTGGAAAATTTTAACTTGCTTTGTTTAAAAGGATCAGGAACTAAAATTGTAAAACTCGAAACAAGGGTTAGTGATTGCTCAGCGCCATTTGGCGCAGAACTTAAATAACCTTTATAAGTAAACTCCGGCTCGTCTGCAAACGTAATGGATAACTCTCCTCTCAAAATTTTGTTCAACTTGGCAAAAGCATCTCTTAAGCCTTCAGAAGTTGTTGCACCAAGTTGAAAAGTTATCGTGAGCTCTCTGGGTTTATCCTGTACATTTGTGACATATACACCCCTTCGACTGGGAATTGAGATTGTTTCTATTTCTTGGCCAACTATCCCTCTACCAGCAACGTGTAACTGTCTATATCCCGGTATCATGTCATTAAGCGGATGGCCGTCAATAGACATGTTATCAGATGGCAAGCGAGCTGTAACGCCCGCACCACCTTTTAATTTTGCGTAATCATACATCAATAGACCTCTCTTAATCTAGCATTTGCTTGCTGTTTATCAGTGATATCATCGATAAATAGTTCGTAAGCTCTATTGCCGAGCTCAAGAGCTACTTCTAGCGGCTTAGCCTGATGCCCAAGATCAACTTCAACACCTGTTGTCACCGCTCCTGATATTATGCTTCGCATATCTGTTTCAAATATAGAATTAGAGCCTATCAGTTCAGATATTTTATCTGCCATACCAGATACATTACCTTTGACGTACTCAAACCCTCTCATTAAGCTACTGTTAAATCCTGACATAATAGCTTTACCTGCAGGAATAAGTAAGCGTCTATCGTAACTAATCGGACCTTTATGAGATACAATCCAGTCAGCGATACCACTCACAAAACCAGTGATAGCCCCCCACATTGATTTTAGACCACTCAAAAAGCTTTGCATAATGGCGCTACCAGCAGAAAACAAGTTAATGCCGGACAAGAAACCAACCACTGCATTCCATCCATCGATAATGAAGTTTTTAACTGCACTAATACCATTACTTACTGCATTTTTCATAGCATCCATTGCGCCAGAAACAATCGCTTTAATGGCATTCCAAATACTTTCAGCGACAGCTTTAATGGCATTCCAAACAGATTCCCAAATAGATTTTAATGCGTTTAAGATTACTTCGATGACCGATTTCAAGGCATTGAACAAGGTTTCGCCAATTATCTTGATGGCATTCCAAATACTTTCCGCTATTGTTTTTATAGCTTCCCAAGCAGCACTCCAGTCGCCTTGAATAATAGCAGTTACCGCTCTGATTATTTCCGCAACAACATTTATAGCTGTGGAAATAATCGTTGTAATAATTGTCCAAACACTTTGAATAAGTATTTTGATAACTTCCCACATTGTTATAAAGATGGTCTTGATAATTTCAAGTCCTGCCGTGATAATAGTTGTTAACGTAGTCAACGCAACTTGCACAATGTTGGAAATAACAATCCAAGCCAGCTGAATATAAGTCTTAATAAATTCCCAAACTAATGTAATTTGCAATTTAATAATTTCAAAACCAGCTTGCACCACAGGAGTCAGAATTGCTAAAGCAGCTTGGAAAATTGTTACGATAATATTCCATGTATCGGCAAAGAATTGTTTAATATCCTCCCAAATAGGTTTTATTTGTTCGCCTAAAGTTGTAAAGAATTCCGTCAGTGAGCTCCATAGATTTTTAAAGGCATCGATTATAGGAATCATTCCATCAACAAAACTTTGCCAAACGCCTAAAGCAAATGTTTTTATCCCTTCCCACAGAGGCGAAAAGAAATCTGCTAAGCCATGCCAAATCGCTTTTAAGAAATCAACAACTGAAGCCCATACTGCTTTAACGTTATCCCATATCCCCGAAGCTCCGCTTTTTATTGTTTCCCAAAGGGTTGAGAAGAAACTTGGAGCAGCGTCCCATACGCTCTTTATAAAATCCCACGACGCAGAAAATACTTGTTTTATACCTTCCCAAACATTTGTGACAGCATTCCGAAAACCTTCGTTGGTTGTCCATAGATAGGTTATAACCCCAATAAGAGCCATAACGGCGCCGATAATCCAAGCAATAGGTCCTCCAGTAAGGGCTATAACAGCTTTAAAACCGGCCATTGCGCTGCCGGCGGCTTTAAAAGCGCCAGCCAATTTTCCAATAATTGAAAACATTGTGGATATTTTTTTAGCTAATCCGATAACCTTGCCTACAATAAACAGGGTAGGTCCTATTTTAGCCAAAAATAAACCAAAATTTACGATATTGGCTTGAACCTTAGGGTCTAAGTCGTTAAATGCCTGTACTGCTTTCCTAATATTTTCAGCTAATTTCCCAACATGAGGAGCTAACTGCTCGCCTATTACTGTTCCGGCCTCGAATAGGGCGTTTTTTAGTTTCTTTAATTGATTCGCAAAACTTTTTGAAGCTGCGTCTGCTTCTTTTTGTAAAGCGGTTCCGTCATCCCAAGCTTTATTTGCAATCCCAAAAGACTTGGCTAGTAAGTCTCCTGCTCCAGCTAAACGGGCTAGGGTGTCTATTTCTCGAATCGAATTGATACCCAAATCTTTCAGAGTTTCGGTGACATCTCCGCCGCTTTCTTTTACCTTGCCCAAACCTTTTACGAAGTCAACAATAGCCTCTTGAGGGTTAGTCCGCCACGTTTGGGCGAATTCTTCTGCTGTTTTGCCAGCTACTGCTGCAAACCTCTGCAAACCTTCGCCGCCAGACAGTACGTCCGTATTCATTTTTTGCATAACACGAGAAAATGCAGATCCGCCAGCTTCTGCGTTAATACCGACAGAACTCATACCAGCCGCTAACCCTGCTATTTGTGCTTCAGTCAACCCGATTTGGTGGCCTGTACCTGCTAAACGTAGAGACATATCAGCTATCTCAGATTCGGTTGTAGCTAAATTATTCCCTAACGCAACAATAGTTGACCCCAGTCTGTGGAACTGCGTCTGAGGCATCTGTGTAATATTTGCCAGGCGAGCCATTGCATTTGCGGCTTGCTCAGATGACATATTTGTAGCAGTACCCATTTGAGCCGCGATTTTTGAAAAGTTGATTAGGTGTTTGCCGCCTTCATCCGTACGGATACCAAGTTGGCCTGCTACCTCTGCTAAATTAGCAATCTCGACAGCACTATTTGGCATCTCACGGGACAACCCCATGACTTGTTTGCTAAACCTTTTTAAAGCATCCCCAGAAATATCTGTGGTTTTGCGCACTCCAATTAATGCAGTGTCATACTCGGAAAAGGCTTTCAGCGAAGCTCCGCCAATTGCAGCCAGCGGCAATGTCAATCCAGCGGTCAATGCCTTACCTACACCAACAAAACTGTCACTGATTTTTTGTAACTTATTGCCAGATGAAGCTTGCAAAGATTCAAGAGCACCTTTCGCATCTTGAATACCCGCTCTAAAACCACTGGCATCCGCCTTAATCAGTGCTGTCAGCGTAAAATCCGCAACACTTGCCATCTATACCTCCTTTCGGTTAATTGCACGATTCAAATCAGCAACAGATAATCGTTTGGTTTCTTGAGCGACTCCAAAAACAGAAGCAAAAGCTTTCTCAGCGTTATAAAATTCATCAAAGTTTTTATAAGCAGGTTTAATACTTTTACCACTCCCTTTTGTTGCTTTGACCGCTTGATTAAACCAAGCTTGTTTAGCAAGCATAGTTTCTTGTTCTTGCATTTTAACTTGGTAAGCCAAGTCGTAAATACAGTAATCATGCCATGTTAAACGTTCAGCATCTTTTAACTCTAAGCCAAAACGTCCGATTGCTATTGCCATTAAATCGTCGAAGGAGAAATTTATTTGGCTACTGCTTCGATTTTTTGATTTCCTGCGATAGCTTGACGGAGGATTACATCCTTTTTTACTTCTGCCATTACTTCATCATAAAAATCAATATATCCCCCTGTTACAATCAGTTCTTCAATAAAACTTTCTAACTCATCATCTGTTGGTTTTGATTTGGAGGTGTTTGTAGCACCCTTTAAAATGATTTCAAGCACTTCTGGATCTTTAAAACCTGCTCCAGCTTCAATCATGGTCATCCCCCCAACGCCTGTTGATACGCCGTCCATTGTTACCGAACGGACTTTATTGATAAACTTCAAAAATTTAAAACCAAAATAAGTTCATGTGTTTTCTTTCCAATAGTTGCTTCCATGTAAATTTCTCCTTAATATAAAAAAGAAAGCCTGTGTTGGCTTTCTTTGAATTTAGACGCCAAGCGAGCTGTTTTTGGCCATCTTTTGGTATTCGTATTGAGCAGACGATGCTGCTTGTTGTTGCTCTTCGGTAAGTTTGTCTTTACCTTCAGCTCCATTTCCGTTGATTGCATAAGTGGCTGATAGTTCAACTTTGCCATCTGCTGGTGCAGAGATTTCAAAAGATTTAAAATATCCTTGGAAGTAATCTACTTCATAATCTTCGCTCTTTTCGGATGTTAAGTCAACTTGCCAAACCTCAACAATGTCTCCTGCTTTAAACCATGCCTTTAGTTCTTTCCACATAGCTTTCGTCTCTGCGTCTTCGACATAAGCTAATGAGGACATATCAATTGTGTTTTCGCCATCAGACAACGCATTGACAATACCGTCTTTTGTTTTTGTTGCCTCAGTCTCTTTCTCCATTTTGATAGCGTGTTCTGTTTGGAATCGCAATTTTGCAGCATCTTTTGTCTTAGCGTCAGCTAATCTACGAAAAAATAGCAAAAAGCTTTTTCCTTGAATTAATTCTGGCATTTAGTTTCCTTTCTTTGTGTAAGTTAAGTAAATATCAAGCACCGTATGTAATAGCGGTGTTGTTTCTGAATTTTCTGTTATTGTGCGCTCGTTAATTCGGTCAACAAGAATGTTGTAACCAAATGCAAATTTTAAAGTGCCGATTTTGTCGTGAATATTAGCAGCGATATCATCTATTTTTGAGCGTTTTTTCAACTCTCCGTAAACGTGTATCGTCTGTCTAATATCTCCCATAAGCTCACTATTATTATTCGGGCTATTTGATGATTCCCCAATATAGATAAACGGATATTTTGCACTTGCATCTGGAATATAATCATAAGTATCTTTATTAATAATCAAACATTCTTTGAAAAACTGCCTAAAAACGGCGTTGTTAGGTGTCATTTAAAGGCCCTCCTGATGACGCTGTTATAATCCTTTTCTAGGTCTGGTAAAATCGATTCAATTGCCGGCCTCAAAAATGGTTGGGCCGGCATTTTTCTTGTACCATACTCTAAAAAACCTGAATATCCAGCGTTTGAAATGATTTCTGCGCAAGCTTTGCCAGGATAGTGAGCATAGATCTCGTCATGTAAAAATCCAGTGTCATAAGGTGCAATTCTTTGTGCCTCTGCTTTAGCTTTTTCAGCATTATTTTTAACAACTGCATCAATTAATCTGTCGATGTTACCAGGGGCATTCACAAGCTTACTAAAGGCCTTTTCAATACCTTTCCATTCAATAGTTACCCCTGGCATTAAACAACCTCCTCGAGATAAAAAACAGTCTCTGATTGCTTATCAGCCAACGTCCTATACTTCACGCCTCTATACTCACAAAAATCATATTTTTGATTGTACGGTTGCTTTACATAAACAACTTTTCGTGATTTTTGATAATCTCCAAAAATCTGTACAGACTTTTCCATACCCATATCCATCGCAAAACAAGGCAAAGTCTTGCTTATAACTTCTGTATGTGTATATTCTCCTAAATCTGGGTCATATCGCTCATCTGTCGCCTTTATAAATGTAATTCTATCTGCATATCTCATAAAAAGTACAAGCCCCCTTCGCGAGACTTATCCTTAATCAGGTTAAGCTTAGATTTAATCATTTTGTCGTAAGGCTCAAATTCGTTTAAAAAGTCATAGTAGGTGGTTGTGTGCCCTTCCATACTTTCGCTTTTAGCTCTTTCCGACCCTCTACGGTTAAACCGAGCAATTAGACAATCTTCCAAGACAAAAGAAAAAGCATTGTCAATCTCTGATACGCCATACCCCGCTTTAAAATGGTCTGTAACACGTTTTAGTAACATGCCAAGCAGATTATCCTGTAAGGTATCGTCAATACCTAAATCAAGCTTTACATTAGCTATAATGCTATCTGTGTTTATCTTTTGCATAAACACCTCCTAGCTAGCTGACTGCTTTAAAAGTTCCAATAATTCTGGCTTTTTGAGTTTTGGGTCATAGTCCACGCCCGATTCATCAAGTTTTGCTTTGATTTCGTCAACTTTTAACTTATCTAGGTCAACTTCTTCGACAGTATCAAGTTTAGGATTATTTCCGGCCAAATAACCATTGGCTGTCAATTCCTCGATACGATCTCCTTTGTAATCATCGCCTACATAATAAGCATTAGTCGTCACTTTATCTCTAAAAGCTTTAATAACTTCTGCCATAAAGTACCTCCTTATGCCTGTTCGATAGCGTCGATAATGTGTACTTCTTCCAATCGTTCAAAAGATGGTAAAGTGATCATAGATACTTTTGTTTGGACGTTTACTGGGTCTGTTGTCTTAGTTGTTGTGATGGCAATTCCTGTCTCAACGATAGACACGTTAGCATCTGTGGCACCTCCACCCATCAAGTCAGATTGCTCTGGAGTTGTACCGAAGACAGTGTAACCGAGGTTGCCATTAGGCACTAATGTGGCATACCCATCTGGGAAGTATTTTTTAGCTTTACCTTCATCGCCAACAAATACACCATCTTTAAGCAAGACTTTTACTCCAAGCTCGTCAAATAAGTGAGTTTCCAAGTCTTTTTTGGTCACTGCTGCACCTTGAGGGGTAAGTGGTTTGATAACAGTTACCGTTGATTTGGCATTTTTAATCAAACCAAAAGTTTTTGAGTTCATAATGATTGCTTCTGGCATAACGCCCTTTTCATTCATTTTCTCAATCGCTTTTTCGATGTCCGCAAGTGGCGTCGCAGTTGATGCGTCGCTCCATTTATTAGATGGTTTAGAAACTTGATCTTCAGCCAATCCATAGTCGATATCTTTTGCAACACCGTTTGATTGAATGTGAATTTTACCTTTAGTTAACACCTCAAAACGCATCGCTTCAACACGAGCTTTTGCACCCTCGATAAGTGTCACTTCGTCATTAAAGATATTGGCAAGCACTGTATCAATCAAGTCAGAGTTTTTTGTTTGGGCTAACACATTAAGCTCTTGACGGTCTGCCTCTTTAACCAGCATAGCTTCCTTAAAGTAAGGCATTTCTTCGTCGATTAAATCAACGGCCATGCGGTCACGTAGTGGCACTTTAGTGTCAAAAGCTGCTGCTTTAAGCGTTACAGGTTTACCAGCTACACCCTTGATAAATGACAACTTGAGACCTAGTTGTTGTTTTGGTGGGAATACATTATCTCCTAGTGTTTTTTCGATACCTGTTTGTTTTTATCGTAAAAACCTTTTACGTTTGCGGATGTAATTACATCATGAATTAATGGCATTTATTTTCCCCCTTTGATAAAGACAACGTGTGATAATTTAGCGGCAAGAGCCGTAAAATCTTCTGCGATTGATGAGTCTGATAGCTTGTCTGCGTTGATAGTCCCACGATAGACGCAAGCACCAGTCTTGTCGCCGTCAGACAAATCAACGTCTGTTAGTAAAATTCCACAGATGTTTTCTTCGCTCGCCACCGCACTATTATTAACGGTTTTTACTTTTTGTTTGCGATCTTTAAAGACTGATTCAGATACACCTGCTAAGACTGTCCCGGCAGGAACAACTTTTTTACCGATTGTGCTTGAGTCTAAAGTTACGGACATAGCCTCATAGTCGAGATTGTGTAAAATCTCTTTTGATGTTGTTACTTTACGTTTATTCATGTTTTCCTCCTAAAAAAGTTTGGTGCTTTGTTGTGCGACTTTACTTGCCAAATTAGCACCGTAATTAGATTGTGTTGACATTGCACCTGCCCCTGAAGATGGAGTAGGTTGCCGTACTGACGCTTTGCGGTCATCTGCGATAACTTTAGTGAATGCATTTGCTAGCGTTGTTACATTCGCTTTTGTTTGTTCAGCATCTAAAGTTACGACTAAATTGAGCACGTCATCACCAACGTTGATTTCTGATTCAGCAAACATCTGACGAGCTACTGCCGTTAATTCGTTGCGAGTCTTATCGTTTTTTAGTTCTTGCAACTCATCTAACAGCTTTTGCTTTTCGTAGTCCGCTTTTTCTTTCTCGTTCATCTTAGCCATTTTTTTAGCTTCAGATTTCTCAGCTTCTTGCTCTGACTTCCACTTAGCAAACTTTTTATCAATGATTGCATCAACATCAGCGTCTGTGTACTTCTTTTCGTCTTGCGGTTGTTTCGCTTCTGGCTCTGCAGGGACCACTTGCTCTTCAACCGTTTCAACTGTTTGTGTTTCTTCTGCCATTTTTGGCACCTCCTATGTTTTAAGTCGTCCCCGACTGTTAAATTCCATAGCTTTTAGAGTCATCAATGCTTGGACACAATAAAAAGCCGTATCGCTACGACTTTGATTTAGATTGATTCATAGGTCTGCTCAAAAATATCAGGTTTACATGGATAAAATTCACCATTGACCCCTTTGATAATGTAATCGCCTTTACTTGTTCGCATATTACCTTCTAGTGTTTCAATGACAGGCTCTCTTAAATCATTAAAAAACATGCCAGGTCCTACGAATCTACTGACTTCAAATTCATTTTTGCCAGTCCACTGGACAGCTTCAACTTCGACCGGTTTCTTACGATATTTCATATCACTTCCCCCACTTCTTTTTGTAGTTTTTCTTAATATAATCAACATCATCACCGATAGACTTGATAGCTACTTGATTGTCTAGAGTAATAGCTGACAATCTTGCACTTGAATTTGTAACTGTTGACTCTAATCGTGTGATTCTATCGTTCTGATTCTTAATTGCTTCTGCTTGCATAGCATTTTCTCCGATTAGCATCACAATTGCTGTTTCCAATTTGCGTTTTTTCTTAATGCGTTTATTCATGTTTTTCCTCCTTTTTGGATACAAAAAAAGACGGTTACCCGTCTGTTGTTATTTAATAACACTATCGTAATCAACCTCTCCGTACGTTGAGCATTTACAATTAGGGTGTAATGGCGGCATGGTCACAGCCGTTGCTCCTTTACCGATTTCAAAACGCTCTTTATCATAAGGTGAGCAAATCTGACAGGCGCCAGGTTCACAGACAAATATATAATGCGTGAATCCGTTTTTCTTATAAGCATCTAACTGGACATCACTTCTAATTCTTGCACTTTCGGTTTTGAGCAATCTTAGTGCTTCGTATTCTGCAACATCAAAGCGTCTCATCAATCGTTCTTTTTCTTTTTTATATCCCTGCATATCTGTCGCTATACGCGAAAGCGAACTAAAGAGACTTTTTTGCGTCTTGTGATATAAACCGTTGTTTCCCCAGACCCGTTCAGAAAAATTTTTACCATAAAAGTCTGCGTTTAGTATACCTTTTAATCTTTTGGCGACAGAACCTTGTCCACCTAAAATACCTGTCTGACGTTTGATTTCATCAAGCCCCACTTTTTCTCTGGCTAATTGCATCTGGTTATCCATTTTACTATGCAGTTTAAGCAATTCGTAATTGAGTTCAGCTCGCAAGAGTTCCTCTCTGCTGACTTTCATTTTCAGATTATACACGCTAAGCCACAGATTGGCTTCTTTGCTAAAATCACGATTAGCGACCGCTTCTTTCGCCATATTTTGATAAGCTGTAACGTCAAAACTGTCAGCTAACTTCTTCACAGTACGTTTATCGAGGCCGTGTTTGTCAGCGTAGCGCATGTAAAAACGATCTATGTTAGCCTCGATTTGTGCCTTTGACTGCGTATATAACTGCTTTAACATAGCTTCGTGGTCTAAATCTGCTTTAACCCATGCATTCATCGCCTTTCTTTCGCGATTATAAGCTTCATTGCTCTGCTTTCGTGTTAGTTTCACGTCTTAACACCTCCAAATCAAAGTCTGATAGTGACAGGTTGTTAGATTCTTCCTCCCGACGTTCAGACTGGATGTTTTCAAATTCTTTTTGAGCGTCTTCCACAATATCTGTAATAGACATCGTTGTTTTTTGTGACAACTCCCCACCCAACGCTTTAAAGGACTCAATCTTTTCTTGCAGCGATTTAGGTAAATTTGGCGTAAATGTGATTTTAAGCTTGCTGATGTCAAAGTCATCAATCTCTTTAAGCAGTTGGCTTACACGAGCGATTAGTTTGTATCTACGTTTGAGAGATTGTTCAAATAAAGCTTGCATGTCGACACGTTCTTGATCAAGACCAAACACTTTCCACTTCAGTGCCTCTCCAGATTGTTGACCGGCGAACTTGCTGTCTGTCATGTCTGGCGTATTGGTAAATTTATGGATGTCAGACACAATACGATTTTTATAGGCTTCGGTTCCTTGCACGTCATATTGTTTATATAGATATTTGGCATCTACGGACCCTTCACGACCTTCTTGGTCAACAGGTGGCTCAAGGTTAAGCAATCTAGCTTTACGCATCTTACGTAAGTATTCAATGGCTTTTTCAGCAGTATTGACATAGTCAGGAAACGATACACGACCAATGATTGCAAGAATTGCATCTGACAAATCCTGCATGTAGTTAGCCGTATCAGACTGCGCTGCATCGTATAAGTCGATTAAGGACAATTCTGTCTCATAATCGCCCATGCCGTCATCTGTGTTGAGGTACTCTGTGATTGGTACCGAACCAAACGCATGAGAGGAAGTTTCCCCAATCAGTGTTAAATCACCGTCATATTCAAACTTTAAAATTTTGTTAACGGTATAAAGCTCGACAATTTTTGTCGTGCCATCTAATTGGTTTTTGTTGTAATACCGCACACCAGCCAAGCTTGATTGCTCTAGGTTATTTTGATAGATAACAAATACTTCCCGCGGATCTAGTCTCACGACCTCTGTCTTGTCATCCATGCTGCGATAAATCAATTCAAACGCTCGGCCTACCTTAGATAGGTCTTTTACCAATCTGCGGTTCAGTTGATGGAAATTATTTTTAACAGATAGGTTCTTTAATAGATCTTGCTGCTGCTCGGTACCATCGATGTACTCTACACGAATAGGATTCCCCACCAGATAGCCTTGTTTGAGTATTGAAATATACTTGCCGTAATTATGCACAGCACGCACGTCAGCCATGTCATCGTCTTTTCTACGGCCTGTTTCGCTGATGGTGTGGTTATTCCCCTCTGCGTAGTCTAAAAGCTCTTGTATGCGTGGTTTTTGCACTTTCTCGTGGTGTTCAATCATTTCACGAAGCAGTTTATATTTTTCGTCCAACAAACTTTCTAGACTTTCCGCTTGATACCTCATACGAGACTCACGATGGAACCTAAATTCAAGTGTTTTTGTTTTCCCCGTCGAATCAATAAAATTCTCTGTGTATGACATTGTTATCCTTTCTAGTAGCCAAGACCTTGACGTAAAACATTGAAGCCACCGGGTCTTTTTAATGTATCCGATATTAATTGAGTATATATAGCATATCTAAGACCGTCTTGAACATCGTCGTATTCCTTGACTACTTCATCTTTAGTAGAATTTTTATTCCATTTATATTGATAAATCTCATCAAAAAAACGCGGTATCGCTCCGCGCAAAATATATAACTTTCTTTCTTTATAAAGTTTTGCAATTGTCTCTATCCCAGAAACAACCTCTTTTTTTGCGTTCATGGCATCTAATCCCGAATTTTTAAAAGCCGATACATGCTCAGGCCTGGCGGAGTCACACCAAAACATAATGTTTCCATACCTTTCTTTATATCCTTTGGCTTTTTCTATCCACCAATCGATGTATCTTCCTTTTTCCGAAACTCCATCCACTAAGTAAAAATTATCCTGGTAATCTTCTCCTACTACGACTATCGCTCCATAGTGGTCAAACCCCCAGTCGACACCTGCAAAGTAACGCTTCATTGTCGGTAAGTTATCAACAACATGCACATCTTTATCGAAGTCCTCATATACCGCTCCCTCAGCAATCGTCCACAAGCCATATATACCTCTATCGGTGAACATCCCTTTAGGTGTTGTTGCTATTAAGTTGTCTACATATCCTTTATCTAAGAATGGGTTGTCAAATATCGTGAAGTGAAAAGTTACTATTTTTTTGTTATCTGCTTTATCGATATAATCCTTTTTTAGCCAATGATTGGGGTTGTCTGGGTTTGTATCGCAAATAATTCTAGCTCCTCTACCAGAGCACCTTTTGATTATCTCATCAAACACCTCTTTGTTTGCCAGCGTTGCTTCGTTTATATATGCACCATAAGAAGTCATACCACGTATAGCTCTTAGACCTGCGATAGAACCGGTAAATGTCGTAACGACGTAAACTCCAAACAGACTAAAGTTCCCGTATTTATCAAACTTAAAAGTTATGTCATATTTATCTTCTAATTCTCTTAGGATGTTTGTGTACAACGTACCAGCGCTCACGCCGCCCAGAATATACATTGGTTTATCTACTTTATCTTCTTTGGCTATTTTTTTAACTCTAAGTAGTTCTTTTAAAAATAAATCATTGTCTATCTGCGTTTTACCTGCACGAACTGCACCATGGTTGATCATAACAAACCAGTCGTCACGCTTAGACTTTTTTAAAATATCAATTTGCTTTTCGGAATATAATTGTTCAACACCCATTATTATTTCTCCTTATCATGCAATTCGATAGCGTCGTCTAGTTTTTCGAAATATTCTGCAAGAGCATCCTCAGTTTTATCAGTATCAGCAAGCGCCAACTGTTTCTTGCTGTTTTCAAGCTGCAGGGACTTGATACGTTCTCGCTGTTCTTTCCTGTCGAGCGCATCCTTTGAGTCGATAGAAGTTAACTTACTAATCTGTTCAAAAGCCCGTACATCACCTTTCATGGCCTTTTGCATCATTACCATGGCTAAAGCCATTTCATTTGTAGCTTCAAATCCAAGGCTTTTTAGTTGCTGTTTTGTTTTATTGCTAGCAACATCAGCTTTTAAAATAGTTTCAAATGCTTTTTTTAAGTCTGCTTTACGGCGGCGACTGCGTCCTGAATTTATGCCACCTTTTTTAGTCATTTCTCGGAGTTCGCTCGGAGTTCGTTCACTATTTGGTATTAAGTTTTCATTGTTAGCCATCGCCTCACTTCCTTGTCTAGTAAATAATAAAAAAAGAAGCATGAGCTTCTTTTAAATTTTTTTATATGTTTGGGGCACTTTGCCTGTCGGGTCTATTTCTTTATAATTTTTAGGTCTTTTAAACTTAAACAATCTATCTATTTGTATAGCTACAGCTTCTTCCTTATTAAAATAATATTCATCAAAAAACTCTTTTGCTATCCCTGATTTTTTGTGTGTCAATCTCCATATATTTTCAGGAGTATCTCTCAATATTTTTTTATTGTAAAAAAACCAACCACTTTTCCAACGGGTTTAGTGGAATAAATATAACATTTATCAGGTATTTCTTTTAAAAACGATTTTCTGTATTCAAAATGTTTTTTGCCTGACATTATTTGTTCTACAAACTGGGGTTTTATTGATATAATAGCGTTTTCTACTTTCATGTTAAGGGTTCCTTTTTATTTAATTATAAGATACCCCACAACCAAAGTAAAGGTTGTAAAAAATTATTTGACAAAAATAAAACTAGCTATTTTTACATTTTTCCTAGTTGTCTTAGCAAGCTGTTTAATTGATGATTTGTCTGTTGGTGTCTTGCCCTTGTCATAACTTTTAAGTTTCCAACTTTCGCTTTTGTTTAATGCGTTAATAAGATTTTTAGCACTTGTAACGATTCGAAAGTCGAAACCTTGTTGTGTATATATGCTCGCGACTGACTTTAAAAATTTTGTGCCAAGTCCAATACCTTGATAATCTGGCAAAATAACCAATCTGGTAACTCTTTTTATTTTTTGTTTTTCGGATGTGGAAAGTGCATAACTCCTATAAAACCTATTATTTTATCATCGTCATACAATCCAAAACACCTTGCGACTTTAGTTATATCCCCATTTAAATAATGATAACGTCTAAATTTTCCCCACTCGGCAATTGAGCATTTTCTAACCGTGAATTCTTTTTTGCTTCGTGGGGGAATTGAAAAACCTGTTGCATATTATCAGTATTAAAACACCAATCAGGTTGTAAAAACTCAATGACATCATGATGACAACCAACTGCTATGAATTTCTTGTCTGGGTATCTTTTTAAAGCCTTTTTTAAAGCGATACAAATTACTTTAGCAACCTGTCTATCTACAACGCTTGTAAACTCATCAAAAACAATAAAATCTTTTGTTAATATTTGCCTAGCTAAGTTCACACGCATTTTTTCGCCGTTTGATAAAACATGATATGGTTTGAGCCAAGAAGGTACGCTTCCAAACCCAACCGCATAAAACATTTTTTGCAATTCTTCAACATTTTTACAAGGGATGCAGTCGATGATTGGTTTATCCGAGTAGGTAAAATCATCTTTTAATTCTTCGCCGTATAGTTTTTTGGCTATTGTACTTTTCCCTGTTCCGCTGCCACCTACAATTAAACCTATTTGCCAATTATCAGGGTAATCAATATTCCCCTCAAAATGCTCTCCGATATGTTCTGCGCCAACATCAAAATCTGCCATAACTTTAGAGACTTTAAAAGATTCCCCCAAAACATTAGATTTTACAATATTGAAACTCGGCATTTTAAACCTCTTTCTATAAATTCATCATATAATTTTTCTAATTCACTTTCGTTTTCTGCTTCTATAATCAAAACAGAATCATCTTCAATTTCTTCAAAACCAGTATCTAAATCTTCTTTATTTTCGTCATCTGTTTCTAAATCAAATCCAAAAACAGACATATCGAGGTCTAAGATGTCATTCAACTCTTCGTTTAACAAATCTAAATCCCAAACCGCAATCTCACTTACTTTATTATCAGCAAGTCTGAACGCTTTGATTTGCTCGTCAGATAGATCGTCCGCGACAATAACAGGAACTGTTTCTAGACCTAATTTTTGGGCTGCTTTATAACGAGTGTGGCCGTTTACTATTTCGCCGTTTTTATCAACGACAATAGGCACTTTAAAACCAAACTCTTTAATAGATTCAGCAACTGGTCTAACAGCCTCGTCATTGTTTCTAGGGTTATTTTTATAAGGTGTTATTTCACTTAATTTTTTGTCCACAAAATTCATTTTAAAAATCTTTCCTCCATAATAAAAAGCCACCACTAAGTGATGACCAAGTTTTTATACGCACGGATGGATTCGAACCATCTTTATATAACATGCACTCGCAAATGTATGCTATATAGCTAATTCATTTTAATATTTCAGTTGCGACATCAATATTAAATAATTAACTTCCGAAATTATCGGCCGCTGTGCCCTTAGCGCAATGCGTACTTATCAATTTACCGGCAATTGATAACAGGAACAGTCGGAATCGAACCGACACAGCACGCGACTACTTTCTCTAGAACCTTCGTCATCATGCAGAGCGCTACCCTTACCGTTTTCCAATCACGGTTCATGTTCCTACTTTTAGAAGAGCTAAGACCTCTCACAAAATGCTCTTCTACAGACCTTGCACGAATCGAACGTGCACGATTGGCCACTAGGTCCACTAACCACAAGCAAGGTTGCGACCCTTGGTTTTGGACTTGTGGTTAATATGTCGGTTGGCACTGTCTTGTCCAACCTCGACATCGACTTAGCTCTGGTACGCATTGTTAAGAGGCGCCGCTAAGTCTAATAAAAACTCACACATCAGAACGTATCTGCCTTCTTAGGGAGTGTGAGGTCGCGTCCCTTCCGACGCTGATTGAGACAGCAGGATTCGAACCTGCATACGTTTCAGACCCTTTACAGTCATGTCGCTCCACCAATTGAGCTATGTCTCAACCCACCTCCGTTCTTCGGTCAGTGGAACAAATAACAAGTTCGATTATAGTTAAAATTGGCGTCTAATTAAATAGACTAATGGTAGAATTACTATCTCTTCTTGTTATTCGATACTACTATAATAACATGTAATTTTATGTATAAACTATTATATTGCTGTATAAAAACTAGCTAATAACTCCGCATTCGACAATCAAAGAGCCCTCTCTGTACAGCTCTGCAAAAGACAATAAAGCTATTTCTAGCGTATCATAATAGAAACTTTCTGACATACATAATTCTGTATAAATAACCTTATCTGCTTTTTTGTAAGGAGCTAAGTATTTATCATACAAAATCCTCCGTTTTTCTGGTTCTAGTATCATGCTAACAGCTTGCTCAATCGCATCCAGCTCCTGTTCCGCTGATACACGATTAAGTGCTAGTCTTTCCACAGGTTTGCTAGGGACTCCATGCGGTTGCCTTGGTTCGAACGAGTAAGTAGCTGTAACTTTTTGAGTATCTACGTCATTAGCTATCCTTCGCCAGCGCGGATACTCTCTCAATTTACGCTTAGCATTAGATTTTGTTTTTTGAATATCAATCTCTGGAAAAAACGCCATGAAAGCCCCCATTATGTTATAATATTATTAACAGATATAACTAAGGAGGCGTTCCGTGTGGACGTCTTTTTTTGGTCCAGGCACACGAGACCGTATTTTGCACAAGATTTTTAAGTGCCTTGCATAATCACGAGAAGTTCGCTTTAGATTTATGGATAACATTATTTTTGACACAGGCGCACGATGTCGTGTTGAAGCATAAGCGACGCCTTGCATAATCACAGATGACCGATAATCCGTTTTAGATTTTTTAGAAAAACACAAAGTTAACCTCTTTTTATTTTATTTCGGTCTAAGACTACACAACGATTATTCCACGTCATGTAGCTGATAAAACTGTTTATAGAAGGCTTTCTAGGATAAGTTTAACGAGTATTCCAGCTCGTAACCCCACAGAGCCATCGCAGGCTCTTGTGCGCTTGCGCGGGGTGTCATTCTAAATCAATCCCTTCAAATTTAGCTCTTAATTCTAATATATCAACATACTGAGCCATCACACGTCTCTGCTCATGGAAAAGCTTGATGGGGCTGTCAGGCTCAAAAGAGAGTGTGCCTTTTGCGTGTTTGTCTAACATTGCATCAAGTTTTGACAAACGTTCTGTAAGTTGATTATATTCTTCGATAAATCGTTTTTGATATGCTTTCATTTTTGTTACCTAAACACCTTCAAATTTTCACCATAAGATCAACTAATGCGCTTTGATTCATCAATGCTGCATCGATAAAATAATATTGATCATTGCAAGGCATGATGTCTATTGACCACCGACCTTTCAAGTCGTTATCTTGATTAACGAATTTTTCGATAAAAGTTATTGTGTTTTGATAGGTTTCTTGCGGTGAGTTTTCTTTCCTGGTCTTGTGCCAGCGATACCAATTTTTGAAATCTGCATATCGTTGTTTTTTATAATCTGGTAATCCGTTTGTATTATTTGCTTCGACAATAGCTTCGTTCAAGCTCAAATCTTGATGAATAAGCTCAGTCATTGCTTTTTCATTCCAATAATCAGCATATCCTAAAACTTTTTTATTATCAAAATCAACGAAGTATCTGATTTCTTCCCTAAGCGGCATTCCGTTGTATATGTAAAAACTATTCTCTTCTTCTTCGATGTACTCTCTAACAATCAATGTGTTAACTGTTCCTGCGCCACACAATACAGAATTGTACAATATTTCTATAAAATTATCGGTTAAATGCTCCCTATTTGTCTGACATTGTTCAAAGTTAAATTTACTTGAAAACGTTCCGGTTTTGATAAATAAAATATCATCTTTAAAACCCATTTCAGATAAATATTTGAGTATTAAATCGTTAGTTATCTTCTTTTTTTCATTTGTCCAGGTGCCGTTAACAGTCTCAACGACAAACTCAGGCGGTAACTTGATGATAAGCGTTTTAGGCATAATTAAACCCGACTCTTTAACTTGTTGCAAAATTTTTGGCAGGTATTCTGCCATGTCGTTGGGATTGTTTTTCATATCACCTACTAAACTTGTTGAACGTTCAACAATCGGCGTATTATGTTTCAATATTTCTTTTATCTCTTGATATAATTCTTTATTATTCATTTTTATACCTCCGCAATTTCGTAGTTATCGTCATCAAACACATTAAAACCAGATTCTTCAAGTTTTTTACGTGTGTGTTTGGTTTTATAAATTTTAGTTTCTGTACTATTAGAAAAAAACCAACTTTTGTTAACTTTATCGAAATTCAAACAATTACTATCAGGTTGTAATCGTTTATCCCTAACTTTGTAAAGTTTTTCTTCTTTGATTGTGTAGCCAAACACTAAATCGCCATCATAGTCGATAGAACCTCTAACCCAAACTTTATCGCCTGTTTTTAGTTTACTAATCTTCATTTTGTACCTCTTTCTGCAATCCATGTAATGTATAGACATAATAAAATAAGTAAAATTGAGTCTGCGTCATTCCCATTAACTTTGCCTAATGTTGCTATTTCTAACTGTTTCCAAACCCAATCAATGGCAATGAAGTGAAAAATATAAGTTAGTATAAAACTAAATTTCCCATTAAACGTTACTCTCATAAAAATTTCAATCCCCTCTCTTCAAAACGTAGCTTGGCACTTTATCGCCAACATGAAACACCTCAGCTTCAGCATCGTTCAGCAAGAATTTTCCGTAGCCTGGCACGGTTATCTCATTCCCGTCTTTTGCACTAATGTACCCAACACCTCCAACTGAGTCGCTCGTGTAGCGTACTGGCAATTTGCTGATTTTCTCTTCAAGAATTGCGATTTTCTGATTTGCGCTATAAATTTGATATATCAGAAAAACTGGCACAATCGTCAAATTAATCAGCACGATGCAATCACCTATTTTTTTTACTATTTTTTTCATTTTAAACCCCGTTTCTGATCAATCTCTCTATTTCACGTTCTTCAATTTCTTTAGGGTGTTTCAATTCTTTTAACTTTTCCATCTTAAGAGATTTTTTAATTAAAGGAAGTTTATAAAGTTGTTCAACTTCTTTTTTTATTGTCGTTAAGCTCTTGTTTATGTAAGAGATGTTGCACGTAGGATCATGACGATCAAAACCAAATTCTTTTTCTAAATCTCTGCGCATTCTATCAAAGTCTTGTGTCATATTTTTTATTACTACAGCTTGATAAAAAAGCAATAACAATCCGAGAATCAAAACAACAACAGATATAACAACAATTAATACTACTAAATAGTTCATCTCTATTCCTCTTTACATATCTTCAATCCACTCGATAACCTTTAGATACATATCCGCTTGAGCTAACTGTCATTTCTCAAAATCTGATAGATTGTCCTTTGAGCAATCATATCCTATAAGTCGCAAATTACGTTGTTCTGTCAGAAAAGCAATTATTTCTTCTTTTTTCATTCTTCTACGCTTTCTATCAATTCTGGATTTTCGTAGATATTTCCGATAACTTCACAACCCTCGTTTCTTAGCCACAACCCTGACCTGCGACGACTATTGTCGATTCTCCAAGCTCCTCCTCTAGACCGAGTTACTCTGAAAAATTCAAAATCGCTAGTAATTGTATATTGTAATTTCACGATGTCACCCTCGAAAATTTCTACGCCGTTTTTATCAAATAAATTCGTTGATTGCATAAGAATAGCGTTTCCTATTACAACATCAAAGTTTTCTTCATACAATTCACCGTCGCAATCTTTTGAAAAACCAATAAACTTAACAGATTCATTATAAAAGTCAATATTTGAAATATTTTCTGGCGAATACATAGCGTCAAACTCAGTTACCCAAGCTCTAAATTTTGGTATCATTTTTTTCTCCTTTGCAAAACAACTTCAAAACACTTGCACATACGAACGATACAACAAACAGAAAGCATAACGCTATTCCTATTACAATTAAAAATATGACAGTCAGTGCAACTATTGCTGCAATCAAACTTAGAATCATCAGCTACACTCCTTTGTATAAAACTCTTTTTTGCGATTATCGTTCACTAAATCTAACTCGCTCATGAAAGATAGCATCTTTCGCTTATTATCAAATTCATATTCTTCAAACAGTTTTTTATCTGTGACTGAATAAGTAGACCTAACGCTTTTGTCGTAAATTCTAACAACATGTTTCTTCTTCATTCTTTTCATGATTAGCCTCCAAAACTATAAGTTCCTAGAATGCGTCCAATTGTCCTTTTCTTATCATAGTCAACCTTAATTTTATTTTCTTCTTTAGCTTGACATACGCTTCTATTTCCTCTTCTGTCGGTTCTTCTTGCTTTTTAAAAGAGCATTTATAGATATTGAAAAGAAGTCGTGAATCAAAAGCTTTTTTGAAACACAATATGTCAGCAGGCCTCGGCAATCTCCCTGATTTTTTGCTAATCTTGATTCTATTTAATAATTTATCTTTTGATTTTTTATCTAGATTGACATATAAATCCGCGGCTTTTTGAAAGCCGATATCAAAAATTTGAAAAAACTCATCGTAATATTTTTGCTGATTAGCTATCATCTGATATTTCCTCGATTCTTATTTTTATTCTTGGATTTTCGCTATAAAATTTTCTCGTTGTATGTTCAACGACAGCGTTATCGTCTTCCCAAATATTTCCCGCGTCCGAAACGCTGTCATAAAGAGATTTTTCTAAGTTGTCCAAATCGGGCTTTTTAGGCACGTATAAGCGCTCGTTTTTGAATGCCTTATATTCAGCTACTCTATCGCTTTTGGAACGCTCTGTGGGCTTTTTAGACACTTTCTGGGGTGCTTTGAGGTAAAACGTAACATCCACTCGAAAGGGTCCGGCTAGTTTTGGACCGTTGTACTGATTCTTGATTAATCGCTTACATCTTTTTCGCCAATTCGCCATCTTTTTATCTTCATAAACACCCGAAAACCTGCTAAATCTTGGACGATTTTGCGGTTTTGGCTCAATTAACAACGTTATTTCTATCATTTGTTACCTCATTCATCGTCATAACCAATAAAAACAGCAAATCTATCGTTTGGGCTTCTTTTTTTGTGTGATGGCGATGCTAAAAAAGCGACAGAATTGGGAGTTATTCCAAGCCGTTCTGCAATCTCACGCTTCGTTCCGACATCAATAAATTTGTCGCCTTTATAAATCGCGTAAACTCTTTGTTTTGTTTTCTGGTCATATTCAAAACTAAAACCACACCAGCCCTAAATGTGTGAGCATCGGCTGGGACTAGTGTGGCAATTCTTTATATCATCAATCTTATTATCTTGACGATATCCAAGTTTTTCCTTTCTTGCCCGGAGATTTTATACTGCAAAGGCCGAGCTTCACTTTGCAATAGGTTATTAATTGACTTCTTCGACACCTAATATTCTTAGATCGTGGTCTCCAAACCTAAGCAAATGGTCATACGTGTCTTTAAAAACTATCGGAGCCATGTGTTGATTTTCTGCTAATACCGTAGCTCCTAAATCAAGCTGTGCGATTTGCCCTGATACGTAAATTTTTTTCATTAGTAAACCTCTACTCTTTGTGTTAATTGATTTGCTCTGCAATACTCGCAATGACCACAGGCGTCAGGCTTTTCTATGCCTTTTTTAACTGCGTCTAGGTGTTTAATGTTTTGAGCTAGATTGTCTAGTTCAAATTGCATAGCATCTATATTTTGGATTCTGATAGCTCTCGTATCAGGAGGTGTTTCCTTGGTTACTGCGTAAAGGATAGGCTCAAAGGGTTTTTTATACTTAGCCTCTAACATGTTTTTGTAAGCAGCCATCTGCAAGATATATCCGTAGGCTTCAAACCATCTGACTTTTTCGCTACCAGTCCAAACTAAGTCATCAATAGGTCCTTTTGTTGTTTTAATATCTACAAAATAACCTTTATCAACATTGAGACAGTCAATTTTCCCTTTGAACTCAACGCCACCAATGAATCCTGTGATAGCCGCTTCCTTTTCCCCTTGGTAAATAGCCATAAAATTACTATCGCTTTTAAGGGCTTCAATCATCTGTTCAGCAACTAAAAAGTTTTTTTGAATTGGCCTTTGGTTGTTCCTCTGGTTGAGATCATCGAAGATTTATTGGCTTCAATAAATTCGGAATAAGCTTCTTTACTCTCGAAATAAGAGTGAACCAAATTGCCATTGAGCAACGCAGTGTTATCTCTGGTATCTGTCCAATCCCCTCGTAATTCAGCAAGCGCCCTCGCTTCGCATTCTCTAAAACGCTTGTACTGACTAACAGACCAATATCTGATTGATGATTCACGGCTATAATAGTCCTTTCCGAGTAAGTCTAAATTATTCATCTAACAACCCCTTAATCACTTCATCGATAGGTGTATCGTAAAGAACAAACTCTTCTCTATCCCTGTCTCCAACGAATTGAATAACAACTACTTTTTCATCTAAATCATCAAAATTTAAAGCAGATCTTTCCCAAACACCGACAACATACTCTGGATTAATATAATAGTCTTTAATTTTTACAAGTTTAATCATATTAAGTCTCCAAGATTATCGAATAAATTACCTTCACTAGCTGTAATTTCACCAGTTTCTTTGTCGAAATCTGGAATTTCATCAGCTGGATAGGTGGTATCTTCCGAAACCCCTTTATTTTCGTCTGTGAGCGTTTTTTCTGGTTCGGAATGTAAATCATCAGTTACGTCTTTTAAATTTCTAGAAACGTCTTTATTTTCGTTCTGCGTGTCGATTAAGTCGTCAAGGCTGTTTGTTTCTGGTGGTGTGACGTCTTTCGTCTCTCTGCTTAGTAAAGTATCATCTTCAGTAAACATATTTCTCAATGTTCCAGGAAATGCTTCTCTTAAGGCGTTAACAATTGCAGTTTTTCTAATCATGTTTGCTGGCATTGTTTTCCAAGTGCTTTGGTTTTTCCCAAACTCTTTGACAGAAATTTGTACCTCTATTGGTCTACTGCGATCTTTTCGATAAACTTTACACCACCCGCCGATTAATGTATCTTTAGTTCCTAGCAGAGCACCTTTACGTTCAACTAATTCACCCTCTTTTGTTTCAACTACAACTCCTGCTTCAAACCCATCATACTCTTGGTGGCTCTCCGCAATTTTCATAAATACATCTTTAGAAACGATAGTTTGGGCAGGCGATCCATTGAATTTCACAAAATAAACTTCTTTCAAAAATGGATTTAAGTTTCTTTCATGGGCTAATGCTAAAAAAAATGCCAACTCTTCTTTTGAGGCTAACCCTTTCGGGTCAAAATATTCACGAATTATTTTGCTATTAAGCAATTGTGGGTTATTAATAAAAGTTTCTTTTTTTTCTGCTACTTCACTCATTGTTTATTTCCTCTTTCTGTTTCTTAGTTGCCAGTTTTCGCAGCGCAATCTCTTGTTTTCTTTTGCTAATTCGGCTATACGTTTTTGTAGCATATCTATTTCTTCGCCCATGACTTTTTGAACTTCGAAATAGTTAGCTTCCCAATCTTCAGACATTTCCATAACTAATCATCCAAAATTTGAGTATCTGCTTGCCACTTACTGTCCAGAATCCTGTTGATCAAGATTTTGGGTGTCACGTCAAATTCATTTTCGATGTAGTCCATCAAATCTTCATCTGTGTAATCTTCGAATTCTTCTTCAAGCTCGTGTAAACTTTCGGCTTGCTCATGCCTTAAAAAGTCGATAGCTACCAAAAAGGATGTTCTGAAATTGCTTTGACTATCTATTCGCTCTCCGTTTAATACAATTTCAACCATTTCGCACCTCATCAGCTACGCCTCTAAAGTTCATTAAATCAATAGACTCAACTGCTTTAATTCGCTTTAGTTCAGATTTAACCTGACTTTTGTTGGCTCTAAGCCCCTCTTGTCGCTCTGCTTCGGTGGTTGCAATGTAGTAACCTCCATCTTTTTGCTTTATCGCAACCACAGGAATTCCTTTTTGAATCAAGTCATAGATAGTTTGTCTGACTTCTCTATCTGTTAAATTGAACGTCATTTGAATATCCTCGTTTGAAACTTTTCGTTCGATTCCCATGGGGATAAAGCAAAATACACGTTTTTCTAAGTCTGTTAAATTTTTCAATAATCCCATATCAACTCCTAAAAAGTTATTTTTGAGCATTCCCTCCATGCTCTTAATTCTTCAATCTTCTTTTTCCGGACATCTTCATCTAGCGACATGATTTTTGCTGCGTGTTCTTCTGACAATCCGAAAAATGTTATCAATGTTAGTTCCACAATTTCATCCTCTCGTCCTCTAGTCCCTCGAATTCCATAATATGGCTTTTATCACAACCTTTGCGAATTCTTGAAGCAATACGTTCTCCGTAGCATTTCCTGATTTCTGCAGGAGTCAAATTAGTTGTGATGATAGTGTTTGTGCGCTTGTTTAACAAGCTGTAAATGATACTCGTCGACCAATCACTTATTTTTTCAGCTCCAAGGTCATCAAGAGCCAGGTATTCAACAGATTTTAATTTATCCATCCAAAAAGATTCTTTGCTAAAATCTTTTTTTATTTCAGACAACAAATCTGTGACATTGACCAGCAAACCGAATTTTTTCGTAGCATCCGACAGACCCTTGATGATGCTAAACGCTAGATGACTTTTCCCTCGTCCTGCTTTGCCAGTCATGATGATATTTCCTTTGCCACCTTTGAACCAGTCATTAGCCATCATTTTTGCCCAAGCAAGCACTTCTTTTTGTTTTTCTGTATCTGTTCTGAAATTATCAAACGATGCATTTTCTAGTTCACTATCCATGATTGAAAGCTTTTTGAGGTAATACAACCGCTTGTTTTCTTGTTCTTTTTTGTACTGCTCCACCACATAAATGCTATTTTGGTGCTCCTGCTCTTCTCTGTGACATTTAGGGCATACTGTCAAACCAGTTTTAAGGATTGTGATATAACTACAACCGTGTTTTTCGCAGACAGCATCTTCCTTTTTGGTGTTTTTTTGATAGGACAAAGCGATTTTATCAAGTGCACTCTCATCACCAAGTATCATATTCCGAGACCTCTTCTTGTTGTTTAGATTTTCTAGATTGGAATTGTCTTTGTTCTTCGTCAACTTTCACCATCGTAAGAATTCCATTTTGTCTCCAATTTCGCAATATAGAGTTAACATAACCAAAAGAACGTTTAGAATTGTCAGCAGCTCTCGTTATTGCTTCTTTAACAACATCCACCTCCATTTTTGTGATGGTAATATAGTCTGACAACTGCTCAAACTGATTCGGAGATAAGATGCCAATTTCTTGTTGAAAATAATCAGATATAATTTTTAAGCTATTTTCGTTAGTAGGAGATGAGTCTTTTATCTCTTCTTCTACTTCTGACTCTATATCTAACTTTATATCTTTATCTAACTTTATCTTTTTCTCTATCTCTATCTCTGGTTCACAAATGTAAGAATTTTGATTTACATTTGTAAGACCCCCCTTTTTTTCTCTGTAATTCCTCATATAATCAGCTTGCGAGCTTGATTTTCCGACAAAGTTTTGAATATTTGTCATGTAGATAGCACCATTATCTAAAACCTCAATAAGTTGTAAATCTTTAAAAATTTGGATAGCTTTTTCGATAGTGCCAACCTGATGCCTTGTAATTGTAGCAAGCATCTGAGCGTTGTATGGAATAAGATTGTTGAACATTAGCAAACCTTCGTTCTTTAAACTTCTTAAATACAACTTGAGTAAGATATTGCTATAGATGTAGCCGTCAGGCATACTCTCTAATATAATTGCCTCGTCGCTTTCAAAAAAATTTTCTTTTAGTTTTAAGTAGTAGTATTTTTTGTTATCTGCCATTTATCTCCTCTCTAAGTTCCAAACGATCTTTTTCATTTAATTCAGCAATGCACCTATCGAGCGTAGTTTGCAAAATATATCCATTTTTTATGATGATATCTAATAATTTTGCTTTTTTGCTTGCAATATCTGAATCTGTTCCATATCCCAACAGATAACCAACTGATACTCCGAAGAAGTCTGCTAAGGCTTGGGCCTTTTCCGGCTTGATTTGGCTTTCACCGTTTTCCCAATTTTGTAAAGTTCTACAGTGTACCCCAATCGTTTTGGCTAACTCTTGTTGGGTTAGTTTTTTTCTTTGCGTATTTTTTTCAACCTGTTCATATCACTGTATTTCCTAATTTGTGTCTTTTGTTATACGCATCACGACTTTTCTGCCAGCCGTTGTTTTCAATAGTCCAATCAGGACGTTTTTGGGGTTTTGGTTTTGCAAAAATAAAGTCAAATAGTTTCATGTTATACTCCTGTTTTCATGTAATTTTTGTGATACCACTCGATGGCTAAATCTCGTGGGTATTTTTCCCAACCTCCCGTTTCAATACGTGGGAAGTCTTTATGGCTATTAAATCTTGCATCAAATGTCTTGGGGTCAATCCCAAACATCTTACTGACTTGTTTTTTATTGAGCTCTAGCGGATAAATTTCCGTTTCGCTGTTAATCATTTGCATGACTTTGACTTTGCGGTCTATCAGACCCGCTTCAAATTCGTCTAGCATTTGTAATAATCTACTATCCATGATAAAATTACCTCATAAGTGTTTTAATTAGCGACTGTTCCAGCAGTGGCTTTTTTAATTTTCTAATTCTTTTACCAAATTAACGTATAACCCGTATTTTTTTCCTGATTCCTCGCTATCTTGATAAGCTTTTTCTATAAGCTCTTCTCCTGTCCCATAAAAACAGCCAACCTTCCACATTTTGTTAGATTTTGTGTATGTGAAGTAACGACCGCTTGACCAATTATTTTTAAAAACAATGTAATCATTATCATCAAGTACTGAAGCACTGCCACAAATTTCTGCGTTGCCAAATACCTGTACATTGGCAGACACAATTGCATTGTCAGATACGTGTGCATTGCCAGATATCCAAGCATCGCCAGACACATTTGCATTGCTAAATACCCAAGCGTTGCCAGACACACTTGCATTGTCAGATACGTGTGCATTGCCAGATACCCAAGCATCGCCAGACACATTTGCATTGCCAGATATCCAAGCATCGCCAGACACATTTGCATTGCCATCTACCCGTACATTGGCAGACACATTTGCATTGCCAGACACATTTGCATTGCCAGATACAATTGCATTGTCAGATACGTGTGCATTGCCAGATATCCAAGCATCGCCAGATTGATCTAAGTTTTTTCCGATTCAATATATCCGCCAAGGACACCTTTTTTACAGTTCCAAAATCTATTAACGCTCGTATTCTAAAAAGTTTTCTGCCAAATATATTGATAGTGTCGTCTTTTAATAATTCATATTTTTCCATATTTTCTCCTTTTGTAGTTTTGCTTCTTTCTAAACTGGCAGATATTTCTGGTTAAGGAATTTATTAATAAAATATTGTTGCCCCTTGCCAGTAACTTTTGGGGTTACATTTGTTGTAGTGTGACCATCAGAGTGATTGATGGCTGTTTTTTTGAGTTCAAACAATCCAAGTTGCATACTTTTTTGAGTCGGCTGATTCCAAGACTCACCGCGTCTACTAATTAGGTAGCCGTTGGCTCGTAACCACTGAAAGAGCTTATTTTGACCAATGTTGATTCCATTCTGTTTCAGGATTTTAGCTAACTCACCAATCAGACAAGATGACTTACTTGCACTTACTGCATCTGCGAATAGCACTTTAGGCTTATCAGCTTCAATCTGAGCCTCTAACTTATGCACTTTCTTATCAGCCATCAGCAACGCTCGTGCCATTATTTTTTCTGGACTATTAAAGTCTTTTTCTACTTGAATGAAGTATTTGCGGACTTGTTTAGATTTTTCGTTTCGCTGCAACATCGCAATTTCTTTTGCCATGTCTATTTTTAGAACGTGGTCTTTATACTCTGTGTGGTTCCCTTGAGCTGTTACTCTTTTTTGAGTAATAGCTAGATAATCTTCATTTTCAACAAATCCATACTCTGTCATTCTTGACAACCAATCGTTGTACCTTGTTTTGATTTCGAGTGCTTTATGTAAGTCTCTACCACTTACAACTGGTTCGTGATTGTTGTTTAGTGTTACGTTGATTAATTCGTTCATAGTGTCCTTTCTGTGGTATAATTAAAATAAAAATGAGGTTTATGATGATTTGGAATGTTATAAATACTTTATTAGCTTTGGGTTCACTGCTAGCAGCTCTCTACAGTATCGTCTACGCTCACAGATACAACAGATATGTTGTCAATATCGAAGAAGCGTATTATTCTACAGTGGCAGACCATTTGCCAAGACTTTACCAGTTCGATGTTTTCAACAACTCAATGAGAGGTATTTTTATCACTGAAATCCAACTTTTTGACGGTCTTGGAAACCCTATTTCACATAACCCTAAATTTCAACCCGAAAACGGACGTGAAATTATCAAACAAGAAGAATCTACAAATATAGATTTTCCATTTGGTGGTACTCGTAAAATCATACTTGCACCAGAATCGAGTCTACCAATTGCTTACGAACAACAAAACCCACATAGGCGACCAGTTATTGTTCCAGCAGGTCAAGCGCTAACTTTTACATACTATTTAGATATTGAGTATACAGATATCAAAATCAAGGTTACGTCCGATAAAAAGCTAAAATGGTTTTCTAAATCTCAATCATTTAACGTCAAGTTTGATGAGTTTGATTAAGATAACAATGTCAAAAATTAAATTTAAGATAAGTGCTGCTGTTAGTAGCATTTTTTCTTTTCTCCTTTCTAGTGTTGTGTTATTTTTGTCAACTATTTTATGAAATTAAAATGGCTTCTAGGACTTTTTCAGGATCTACTCCTAAAATGTCTGCTAGTCTTGCCACTTCTGACACATCAAACGATTTTTTGGGTTTTTACGTTTCTGATAAAATCCAGAGCGTGTAAAACCCATTTTAGTTGCTATAACTTTCTTTTTATTCCGCTATCGTCAATTAATCGCTCGAAAGCATTATCCTGCATTCCCCCACCCCCTTTCTATTTGAATTCGTCTAGGCTGACACCTAATGCGTCAGAAATTTTGACCATGTTGGGCCACGACAAATTTTTTATTTTACCGCTTTTTAAGTCACTAAAGTGACTCTTATTCACTCCGGAAAGTTTTGCCAATTGGTACATAGTCATGTTCCTTTCATCTAGCATTTTTGACAATTTTTTCCACATCGTCACCACCCCAAAATACAATATATAGTTGTTGATAAGTTTTCCACAACTATAAGTTGTGTTTTTCTTTCTATTTTAGTATAATTTAAATATGACAAATCGATTCAAAATTTGAAGTCACTACCCTTCAAAACCTCCTTATGAATTGGCAAGTCAAATAAACGCGAAAGGAGAATGCTTATGCCAAATTATATTTGCAACAAGAAAGCCGACGATAATGGTTGCCACGAAGTGCATACCACCACTTGTTCTTATTTGCCAATTAAAGATAATCAACTTGAGATTGGTTGGAAATCTAATTGTCAAGAAGCTATCAAACAAATGTATGAATGGAATCCTACTGGATATCGTTTTGACGGTTGTTTTTGGTGCTGCTACCCTTGTCATAGTAAGTAATTCTATCAACTGCTAAAGATGATTGTTCATGAATCGACTCAATATACACTTTCGTCAATATATCGATCGCCTTGTGTAATCTAGCATTCTCACGTTTGAGTGCTAGATTTTCTGTTTTTAAAGCGCTTTGTTCGTCCACTTTTTCCCTCCTTTCCACTCCCTTTCGGGGAGTTTTTATTTTGTAATAAACCAAGCTACTAACCAAGAAATACCACCTAACACCAACAGCGCTGGTAACACTCCGCCCTTAAATTCAACGCTTGTTTTTTCCTTGCCATTACGACTAGTAAACGTGTGTTCTAAATCGCCAAGCATTAGTTTTTTCCAATTCATTTTGTACCTCCTAAAAATGTTATAATCAACTTATCCTAGTCGAATCGAAGATAAAATCAAACTTTACGAAGACTCTGTGGAGGCTATTAAACAACACAATTTACCTTTTATTGAGGCTGAAAAGCAAGAGCGAATCAATAATGGTAAAATTGTAGCCGAAACTCTTGGCCGTGGCGGATCAATTTTTTGATAAGTAATCTCCGATTTCCAAGAACCCTTTAGCAAGTTCACACCTTGTTAAGGGGTCTTCTTCATTTGCGAAGTCCCGCAAAATTTGCATGTGCATTTCTTTTAATACGTCTATAAAATGCTCTTTTTGGTCACTCATACTCTCTCCTTTCGTTTTGCTTAATTTCTTAAGCTTGATTATAGTATAACTCCAAGTTTCCTTTTTGTCAACTATTTTGTGTTAAAAAAGTCAACTTTTTTGTATTTAATTATTCCTCGTTTTTGTTGACATTTTGTAAACATATAATTATAATGTAGATAATAAAGCTATAAAAGGAGGGTTATATGGCTTCCACTATTGCATTTCCTGCTATGGTCAAAGAGCTTAGACTTAATAAAAATTTGACCATGGAACAGTTAGCAGAAGACCTCGGAAAAACAAAATCGACAATATCGAAATGGGAGAAAGGAACACGTTCTCCAAAAATATATGAGATTGAAGAGATAGCAAAATATTTTGGAGTAGAGCCAAGGGAAATGATGTTTGGGAACTATTCGACTCCCACTAACCCAAAAGTCGAACTCATCCCGTCCACCCTACAAAAAATCACCTCTACTTCTTCTAAACTTGAACACAAACGTCAGCTTAAAGTTTTGGACTACACGGAAATACAATTAGATGAACAAACTAAAGAAAAACAGAAAAACAACAAAGTTATCCGCTTATTCCCCTACGACTACTACGACCACGCAGCTTCTGCTGGTACTGGTCAATATCTAAATGATGTCAGAGTAGAAACTATTGAATTGCCAGTTGACTACGACGCTGATTTTGTTATCCCTGTCTACGGCAATTCTATGGAACCAGAATATTACTCTGGGGATTATGTATTCGTGAAGCTATCCGTAGACCTATCAGATGGCGATATAGGCGTGTTTGAGTACTACGGTGACGCTTATATCAAACAGTTGCTTGTAAACGACGAAGGAGCGTTTCTGCATAGTTTAAATCAGTGTGGAGATTATCCAGATATACCTATTGATCGAGATAGCGATTTTCGCATTATCGGTGAGGTTATTGGGAGTTACAGGGAAAAATAAAAACACAACTAACAAAGAAATTATTTTTGATAGATTTTTAAAAAAGGAGAATTATTATGAAAAAAAATTCAATCATTGCAATGGTTACTATTGGAGTTATAGCTACTACTGCAACTCCAGAAATATCTAATAAGTTACTTAGTCAATGCGTTACTGTAGTTGCTGTATCAAAAGAATATCAAAACGCTTTAGAAACAGCTAAAATGGTAAAAGACGCTAACATGTCAAAAAAAGCATTCTACGACATGATGGTTAATGAAAGTAAATTTAAAAAGAAAGCTGTTGATTATGCAGTAAAAAAATTAAAAATAAGCTGGAAAAAGAATGCTCTTGCTCAAGCGAAAAGTATGCAAAAATTCGGTGCATCAAAAGAAATGATAAAAGAACAACTTTCTGCTAGTGGTGATGGTGGAGGTTTTACTAAAAAAGAAGTAAATTATGCTATTAAACACCTAGAAGACGATATCAAAGACAAATAAAAAAGCCCCACGCTCTCAAACTTTGGCGAGTCTGAGCGTGAGGCAAAACTGTATAAGAAACAAGCATTAAATGGCTCGTTTTCTTATGCTTATTTTAACATAAAAATGAGGTGATTAACAATGGCATTTTACCGAAAACTAGAAACAGGTTGGGAATATCGCATCACCTATCGTGACAATCAAGGTAAAAAAAGAGAAAAATCAAAACGTGGCTTTAAAACAAAAACACTTGCAAAAGTCGCCGCTCAGCAAGCAGAAATGGAATTAAACACGCTAACAGCAGACCTTTGGGACATTACTGTTCTAGACTATAATAAGCGTTGGGCTGACATTTACAAGCGACCACATGTTACAGCAAAGACGTGGAATACTTATGCTAAAAACTTCAAACATATCAAACGATTTTTTGGTGATAAAAAACTTAGAAGCATAACCCACACTTTTTACCAGCAAGTGCTCAACGAGTTTGCTAAAACAGTTGCACAATCTACTATCGAAAAGTTCCATTATCAGATTAAAGGAGCCTGCAAGATGGCTATCCGTGACGGCATTATTAGAGATAATTTTGCAGAAGGTGCAATTCTCAAGGCTCAAAAACTTGGCAAAGAAGAGTCGGAGAAATTCATGGAAGAATCTGAATACCTCTCTTTTATAAAGCTTGCTAAGAGCAAAGTTAAGTATCCATCATACCTGACAACTTATCTCATAGCCGTCACCGGTTTACGATTTGCAGAGGTTCAAGGCCTGACTTGGAAAGACATTGATTTTGAGAATGGCTATATCGATGTTAATAAAACTTTTGATTATTCAATTTCTCAAAATTTCGGGCCAACAAAAAACGAGCAATCTGTTAGGAAAGTACCCATTGATAAAAACAGCATTGAGCTATTAAGGAATTTTAAGAACAGCTATTATCAGGATAACAAACTCGGTCGTATATGCTTTGGAGCGTCAAATACTGCAACGAACAAAGTTATAAAAAGAGTGACTGGCAGAAACCTAACCAATCACTCGCTAAGACATACTTACGCTTCTTATTTGATAGCGCAGGGTGTTGATTTAATATCAGTATCCAAACTTTTGGGTCACGAAAATCTCAACATCACACTCAAAGTTTACGCTCATCAGATAGAAAGTTTAAAAGAAAAAAACGATCACCAGGTTAAAAAAATTTTTGAAAATCTCAAGTTTGACGGGTGA